ACTCACAACGAAGCCAACAAACCCAACTTTTCACACCCTTTTATCGATCAAGTTATACAATCCATTGGGTTCCTGCAGTTAAGCACCTTTCAAAATACTGCTGCCGATCAAGCCCGTTTTTGTAAAACCTATGAGCTCATTCTTAATCGTACCCTCGAAGACCTTAAAGCCTTTCCCACAACAAAACAATTTGCCGAGAATTTTGCACTATCTGATAATCTCTACTCATTTCTCCCTTCAACCTCCTCAACACTAAATCGATAGCAAAGGAAACCTCATGCGTGCCAATTACCGTCAACTTTCACGTTTTTGTCCCACTGGTCGCACTCTCCGTGAGCAATTTGATGATGACCCTGAGCCAGGCAAGCATCACCTTCAAATCGCTGCCTATTTTAATCACGTTAATGACTGTTATATTTGCCGGCGAGCCCGTGCAAGGCTGCTTGCTGAGCACCATCAACTACATCACAAGTAGCTCCTCTCCTTGTTTCTGCCGCCCATAATCTGAAAATTTGGTGGGCGGCTACCTACTGCTCTCCAATCAGTGCCAACTTCCCATTTGGGCAACGCAATGGTATGACTTTCAAGCCAGTTTTTCTCTTCATCCCGTCTTGACATTAGCTGCGGATAAGCTGACCACTTTTCTTTTCATTTCCACTTCAAAATAGACTCTGTTACCTCTCTCTATAACAGTATGAACCCACCTGACCAAATGGCTGATTTTTAGGCATTTGGGCGCTGTAAGCACCTTTTCTACTTGTATACTTTGCATTAAGGAGACCAAATATGTCCATTTTTCAAAGCCGTAAATTCTGGATTGCTGTGTTCGATGTTGTGCTCTCGTGCCTTACCTATTTCGTCCCTAAGCTTGCGGATCCAACCCTGGCTGAGGATATCCTCTGGCTGATTGCAGCTTGGCAGCCAATTTTTTATGCGCTCATCGCCGGCACGGTCAAGGAGGATGTGGCAGCCAAATCGGCAGGCTTGGTATACGATCACGCTAGTCGCAGCTATACCCCAGCCGGAGGCACACACCGCGTCGCTTGTGTGGAGGAGCCGCCACAAAAATGAGCGAACCGGTTCTGATCGCAATCGTTTCCGCCATTTTTGGCGGCTTTCTCGGTAACTTTCTTAGTTTCCGCTTAAAGAAGCGTACTGACTATATGGATATTGTCAATACGGTGCTGGAGCGCTCGGACCTAGATCTCAAGCATTGGGGGGAACGCATTACTAAGCTTGAGATGGAATTGGACCTGAAGAAGCAGGAGAATTGTACGCTGGAGAATAAAATCGCCGAGCTGCAACGCTCTAACCGCGAGAAGGATATCACCATTGCCCGCCTGAGCGCCCGTGTGAATCAGTTAGAGGCAGAGCTGGCTTTGCTGAAAGGCAGCGCGCAAAATGAGTGAGGACTTGGGTTGGGATGAAGTTGACCGCATGGGCTTGAGCCCAGGGCAGCCGCCTTACGCCGACAGCGAAGCTGAGGTTCAGCCTGATCAGGAAGCCGAAGCAGTAGAAGCCGGCAATGCCATGCCAAAAGATGGAAAGAGCTCCAAAGTGCCCAAGAAGTACAGCCAGCTTGTCCCGTTTGTGCCAGGGGATCCACGCATTAACCGCAAAGGGCGCCCGAAGACGATTGACTCGGTCCGCAAGTTGGCTCAGCAGATTGCCAATGAGGAAGCAGTTGAAAAGGGCAGCGCGATGAGCCAGATTGAACTGATCCTGCGGGACTGGGCGAATTCGAAATCCTTCGAAAAGCAATTGGCTTTTGTGCAGTATGCATACGGCAAGGTGCCAGAGCAGGTGCTGACAGATGCGCGCGACCTGGCGATTGTGGTCAACTGGGATAAGGTGATCTCCAGCTCGGAAAAGGCGGAATGATCCGCTGGGAGGTGCTTAGGGGAGGGAGGAAGAGGCAGCCATGGCAGTGTTGATTAACGTTTCTCCGCACCCTGGGCAGAGCGAGGTGCATAATGACCCGCACCGTTTTAAGGTGCTGGCGGCTGGCAGGCGCTGGGGCAAGACGCGATTGGGGGTGCTGGAGTGCATCGATAAGGCTTCGGCTGGCGGGATTGCCTGGTGGGTGGCGCCTTCGTATAAGACTTCGGAGGCTGGCTGGCGCCCGCTCACGCAGATTTGCTCTCATCTTCCCACGGCAAAAATCTTAAAAGCTGAAAAAACTATCACCTTTCCTAATGGTGGTTTAGTTGCCGTTCGTTCTAGTGAGGTTTTTGATAATCTCCGTGGTGAGGGCTTGGATCTTGTTGTCATGGATGAGTGCGCCTATCAACGTCCTGAAGTTTGGTCTGAAGTCCTTCGCCCTGCCCTTGCCGATAAAATTGGCTCAGCTCTCTTCATATCTACGCCTAATCGCTGTAATTGGTTTTACGATCTCTTCAATAATGCCTCGCTATATCCTGAAACTTGGCGTTCATGGCAGTTTCCGACTTCTTCTAACCCGTTTATAGCTCCTGCCGAAATCGAGCTTGCCAGGTCCAGTACCACTGATGAAATTTTCCGACAAGAATATTTAGCTGAGTTCATTCAGGAGTATGGTAGCGTATTTCGGAATATTGAAGCCATCTCAATTCTACAGGCCGCTTCTCCGCAGCCAGGCCACAGTTATGTGGCTGCAGTAGATGTAGCCACAGCCTCCGATTTTACCGTTATTTCTGTCTTTGACCTTGAAAGTCATGAGCAGGTTTGTCTTACTCGTTTTAATCGCGTGGATTACCCTGAATTGGAAGCACGCATTGCTCGCGTTTATCAAGATTGGCATCTCAACCAAATAGTTGTCGAAGTCAATGGAATTGGCAAGCCTGTTATAGATCACCTCCGCGAACAAGGACTAAATATACATCCTTTCCTCACCACACAGGCCGCCAAATCGCATATTATTCTCGGCCTCAAATCTGCTTTTGAACACTCCCGCCTTCTTCTGCTTGACCATGAAATCCAGAAGAAAGAATTACTTTCCTTTGAAGAGAAAGTTTCTCCAAATGGGGCTTTTTCTTATTCTGCTCCGGCTGGTCAGCATGATGACTGCGTAATGGCTCTGGCCATGGCGTGGGAGGCTTGTTCTCATCAAAGTGGAGTTCCTACGCTCATTATTTCAGCACCCGACCCCATTAAGTCCATTGAATCCACCTCGCTCCAAGCTCAATCCTGGGTTGAAGCACACCAAATTACTTAATTCAAGCCTTTTCCTATCACTTTGGAGCAATGTTTGTGCTAACATAGAATATATGTTCTATAATATCCACTTCATCATAGAAAGGTTTTCGCTTTGAATCTACTTCATTCTATTTCTCAATATTTCCATGCTCCACCACATCCTTCGCAGCGTCAGCTTTTTTCAGAAACTGAAAATGAATTCTTAGTCGGTGCTGTTTCATTATCACCTTCCGAGTTCGATCGTGACCGCTATTCTCGTGAAGATATCTTGCAACAGTGTTTGGACGCTTGGCGCTATAACCCGCTTGCCCGCCGCATCGTAGAGATTATTAGTCAGTACGTGGTGGGTGCAGGGTTCAAAGTTTCCAGTTCCGATCCAGGTACTTCTGAATTTCTTGAGAATTTTTGGAACCATCGTTTTAATCACATGCCCACCCGCCTCATTGAAATGTGTGATGAGCTTACACGTTCGGGAAATCTTTTCATCCTTATCAGTACGGATGCTGGCGGTATGAGCTATATCCGCCTAATCCCTTCCACTCTGATAGATGAAATCGTCACCAAGGATAACGATTTGGAACAGGAGATTTCTTTTACACTCAAGAGTTTTAATGGTCAAGAGCCTATAACGTATAAAGCCTTCAACCAGCAGCAGATAGATGTTGACTACCCCCAGGCTTGTGTTGTGCACTATCAATAAGCCTGCTGGTGCCGTTTGGGGCGAGAGTGACCTTTCTCCCATCCTCAAATGGCTCAGTCGTTATACCGCTTTCCTTGATGATCGTGTTCGCCTCAACCGCTATCGGAACGCCTTTCTTTATGTCGTCAAAAGTTCCTTTACAAGTGAATCCACCCGCCGTGCCCGTCAGTTGCAACTTGCTTCCACGCCACCAACTCCTGGCTCCATCTTAGTCACAGATGAAAGCGAAACCTGGGAAGTCCTCTCTCCAAAGCTTGAAAGCGATGATGCCGAAAAAGACGGCCTGGCTCTCAAAAAGATGATTGCCTCTGGCGCAGGCATTCCCCTCCATTTTCTTGCCGAGCCTGAAGGCTCAACCCGAACCACCGCTGAAGCCTCTGGTGACCCTACCTACCGCAAATTCCAGCAGCGCCAGACCTTCTTCCAATATCTTCTCAAGGACTTGCTTGCCATCACGATCCAGCGCTTTAATCACATTACCAACCGCAACCTCACTGGTCAATTCGAGGTCTATCCTGGGGA